TTAAGTGGCACACCTATTTCTTTAGCCATTAATGCACAGTACCACAGAACATCACCTATTTCAGATGCTATAGCAATCTTCTTCATATCTAAGCCTTCTATACCTTCTCCATCACGGATAATTTTCTTTATCTTACCTGCAACTTCCCCAGCTTCACTTGTCAATCCTAAAGCTAAATACTCTAAGGCTTTTTCCTTTGGGTATATAGCTGTTTGTGATGCTGCATATTCGTATAGTTCAGCAGTCATTACTTCTACAATTAATAGTTCTTCATTTTTTACTTTATTTTGCATGTACTCTATCGCTTCCTTTTCAATTTTCAACATCATTATCACCTTTAAATGCCTTTATGACATCTGAAGAAAATAACTTCTGTAGATTAACTAAATACATTCTAGATGCGTTGTTATCCCCACCTGATACTGACCTTTTAGAATCTAAATTATTTATTATTTTCTTTAAACTGTCTGTATTAAATACTAATGTGCAAAATGTATCATCTCCTACACACAAATTGTGAAACCAATAATCTGATTCTGTAGCATCTATGCCACTAGGCTTACCATAACTTTGATACTCAATGGCTATGTTTCCAGTTCTTTGCCACATTCCCCTTTCACTTTTTACTTCTATCTTTTTATCTTGTAACATATCAGCAACTTGCTGTTCCCTAACCTTTCCGTACTCTAGGTCAATATCAAACTTTTTCCTATCTTCAACGCAAGGCTCTAGGTTTTTCATTTTTTAACTACTTTCTTTGGTTTAATGTGTAATAGTTCTTTTATGTGTAGCTTTCTACCTTTAAAGAACACTATAGTATTAATGCAAGTGTTGATGGTAATGGCAGAAATTAACCACCATTGCCACCATAACATTTCAGGTGATTCTACCATCAAGTAGAAGTGATGTCAACTATTTCACATGCATCTGCTGTACAAGCTAACTCCCTTCCACCACTAGTAGTATCTTCTTTTTCAAAGTCACCAAGCTTAGACCAATCAATAGACTTAGGCATAGTCTCCATTAACTTTGCATACTGTTCAGCATCTATATCTTGGTAAGGTGCTTGTTGATATGTATGCTCGCTAAATGGTAGGAAAGATATGCCTGATACTTCATCAAAGTTCTCATACACCCATGCTCCTACTTCCATCCACTCATCTTCTTTGACAGAGATAGTGACAGATGGTTTGTGTTCACACCAATGTTTTTGATAAACTAACCAAAACTTTAACTGCTCAATAGCTGACATATCTGTCCTTGTTATTGCACCTTCAGGAGCTTTCATAGGGAAGCTAAATACTGTTGTGCTATCAGATTTCATAACGTCAGGTTCAGATGGAATACCTGCTTGTTTCATAAACTGTGTGAGTGGGTCTTTGTTATCTCCACGTACAGTTCTGACATAATATTGACTATGTCTAGCATGTATACCTGAAGCACTGTCAACTAATTGACTAACTGTACCACTAGGCTTGATACAAGTTATAGCAGTTGATTGTGGTATGCCTAATTGTTCAGCAAACTTCTTATTAGTTTCTACTGCTACTGCTTTTAATTGTTCAAGTACATCATCTAATTCGTAGTAAACATTGTTAAGTGTAGGACAATCTAATATACCTGTTAGGGAAACTCCTAATAGTCTCTCTTCCTCTGTATTATCTTTCCATATCTTACGTAAGTATTTAAAGTTTGTAAGAGTTGATTGAAATGTACCAAGAATAGTAGCTAGTCTAACCTTTTCTTTGAGTATATCTAGTGTATCTACTGAACGTGCTACAACCTCAGTAAGGTTACAGAACTGATATGGTCTAAGTATTATCTCACTACAAGGATTACAACCGAAGTAATGTTCTGCATCCCTTCTACCATTTTCTTTTGCTTTTGATTTAGCAGCTTTCCTATTAAAGATACCACGCTCACCAGACTTAGATTCATATAAGGATAGCCATTCTCTCATGAATGTGCCCATCTCAGGCTTACCTTTAAATGCTACAGAGTTATTAGCTAATGCTCTCTGTCCTTCATTCTCCCACCATTGACCAGACTTGGCATGTCTCATTTGGTCATCATTTAAATTGGATAATGAGATAAGAGCAGAACGTCTTACTCCCCCTACTACAACTACTTCACCTATCTTACACATAATATCGTGACATTCTATAGGGAATAGTTGTCTACCTTTTGCAACTTTAAACTTATCAATGCAGAACTGAAACAACTCAATTAATGGTGAAGGTCCTGATGCCCTTCCACCAAATGTTTTAAGTCTTGCACCTGCTGGTCTTACTTCTGACACATCCCATGTAGGTATTTGTCCTGCATAGAGCATAGCAATTAATTCACGTAATGCTTTAGACCAACCCGGTCTGCTATCTCCAACGTGTATGACCGTAGTGCTGTTCTCAAAATGTTCATTGACAATAGGAAGTTTACATATATTTTCTCTTTCAACAGAGAATCCAACTCCTGTACCACACATAAGTATGTACATACATTCATCAAAAGAACGAGGACTATCAACAGGTATATAGCTACAATTATAACCACCTACATGGCATCTATCTAATGCAGGTCCAGATGTCATCAAAGCTCTCATACTAGGCATAATACCTAATGATATGATTTGTTCTTTTAGCATAGTAGTTAAAGCTTTAGTCATAGTATATTGATGATTCTTCTTAAGATGAGTAGTCATGTAATCAAAATATCTGTCTACAGTCTCTCCCCAATTCTCTCTACGTTGGTCATCTTCTTTCCATCTTGCATACCTAGATAAAGCAATGAAATTTTGATAATCATTGGGCAGATAGTTATTAATCATTTATTTCTCCATTTTTACTTTTAAACTTGTTATTTCTGTTCCATCAATATCATAAAAAAATTCCTTTACATATTCTTCAAAGTCCTCCGTAACATCCCCATCAGTAGGAACGGGATATTCTTCAGGGTCAACTACAATTGAACATGCTATTCTAACTCTTATTGCCATCGTAAACCTCTATTAGTTTATTAAGATACCATTGTGCTTTCTTTAAGTCTTCTATACCATTTTTATATCTATATCTCCATAGATACTTAGCAATGTTTCCTTGAAGATAAGCATCAAAATCTTTACCTAACATAGCTTGTAAGGCATCAATACATTCAATTCCTGATTCATTATAATGACTAGGACTATTAACCATATCGTGTTTTTCTTGCATCATCTTCATATACTCCATATGTCTCATTTACTAACTTTATCAAAGGCTACATTAATAATATTATCTTTATATTCAACCTTTTTACTAGTATCTTTATAGGACTCTTTATCTTCTTTGTCAATTGTATTAACAACATAGTTATTTATTTTATCACGAAAAGAAGGCTCTACCTCTAAGAAGTTTAGAGTTGCACAAAGCATCTTACAGATGTGCTCAACTTGATAGTAATCATCATCATCTAATGGATTTTGTGGGTTAGGTACTATATTTAATTCTATACCACCATTCCATTTTCCTTCACTATTTAAATGTGGATTTATTCGTATAAAAAAATCTTCTGGTAACACAGTGTCACTATTTCCAAACTTCTTCATTATTACTTTCTCCTAACTTTGTTTCCTGTAAATTTAATAAATTCGGGATGTGTATTCTTACCTTTTTCTTTTAACCAATCTTCCGGTATAATTCTATCATAGTATCTAAATTTATATTTATTACACCATTGAGCATAAGTTGATTTAGCACCTTTGCTTAACTTACTATTACTACTTGTAAATACAAATCTTATATCTAAATTAGGATGTTGTTTTTTTATTGCTAAATGCTTCCGTCTATCAACTGCTAAAAATCTACCTTTAGTTTCTATTATTATGCCATTATCTAAAATAAAATCAGGGGTATAGGTGCGATAGGCTAAGTCTTCCCACTCTATTTTTATACTCTCATAAGAATACTTATAATTTCTTTCTGTGAGATATATAGAAAGTTTGTGTTCTAAACCACTCCTATACCCATATTTTATAGCTTCTCTTCTGATGCTATGAGGAGACATCTATATTAAGTCTCCCCCCTTAGTTTTATGTATTGTGTCATCTTAGGCTCTTTAGCTTGTGACATTTGTGCTGGTAGCTCACGTAAAGTTTCCCAACATGAGTTTCTATAATCACAGAAAGTACAGTTTTTATTAAGCACCATATTACCTGTAGGTATTTTCCTAAAGTATTCAGGCTCTGGTTCAAAACACCTCTTAAACTCTTTTGCATTTGCTGCTGCTATAGTAGCTCTTATATTATCTAACTCTTGCTCCATATCCATGTTAGATGCAGACACATATTTGAATTGTCCATTAGCTTTATTAACTACCCACCAACCACCTACTTTGTGTCCTGATGCTTTAGCATAGCCTGCTAATTGTCCAATGTAACCAAAACTATCACCTGCTTTTAGTGTTTCAAATGACTCAAACTTATATTTATATGACCAATCAGATGCAGACTTTATATCATCTAGTGCATCATCTATTACAATATCATATGTTCCTTTTATAGTTGTATTCTCGTCTAGTTGTAGTTCTACTTCTGCATTATCTTTGTACTCTATCTTAGCTTCTGTAAGTAATCCTTTGAATACAGATTCAACTATATCTCCAATCATCATCATCATTACAAAAGTAGTAGGTTTAGGTAGTGCTGTTTCTGGTCGGTTCTTCTCAAACCATAATTGACACGATGGTCTACCTATGTTTGACATACGCAGTCTAAAGTCACCACGTTTGTTACCACCAGCAAACTGACGTTTCAAAGCATCTTTAATTTCCTCCCCTATTCTATCAATAGTAGATTCACTCATTTGAGTTTCACCTTTGGTGGCATTTTCTAGATACCTATGAATCGCCAGTTCTGCTGGATGGTTCATTAAGCTACCTCTTCTTCAGAATCAATGTTTATAAAACTATCAACAGTATCCTTATCTGATTGGCTAATATTTTGCCCAGACTTTGTACTCCATTCATTAATGATGTACTCGTTATAATTCTGAATCCATGCCATGAAGTTAGCGAATAACTCTTGGTCATTATCAGTTAACTGTACTGTCTTAGTAACATCGAGACTAGCGTTTGGAAGATAGAATGAATTACCGTTAGGCAACTTCCTCTCTTCTGTAGTTAGCATAATGTTGTGTTGAACAGGTAGTCTTTTCATTTGTGCTAATTTGGTAAATGGTTCACCGAGAGTTTTGAAAGCATCACGATTATCAATTTCCCATATAAATGGAGACTCCTGCAACTCAACAGCTTCACCCTTTTCATTAGTGGTATTTTCTAATGTTATTAATCCAAATATAACACGAACTCGCTTTATCTGTTTTAATAAATCTTGTGAAGCTATTGGTAATGATTTAAAATCTTTTACATAACCTGCTGGTTTACCACAATTAAAACCACCTTGATTATCCTTTAAATCAATATTCAAATTATCAGCCATAACAGTTTTATGATAAGAACCCATAGGCTCACCTGCCTTTGCACTGGTATTCTTAACAAATCTCTTATACATAAACCTCTGCATAAATGGTCTGATAATTGCCGATGAACCATAATAGTTATCAACGTCAGGCTTGTCTAAGCGATATGTACCACCGTTGACAACCTCAACCTTAACATTCTTACCGTTCATTTCTGTCTCACCCATAATTGGAGAATGATTTATTCTCATTCTAGGTAAGGTATTACTCTTCTTTCCTTCAGAAGAGCTTTCTCCTGACATGCCCATAGCTTTTGCCATAGCAGCATAGTTACTTGTATCAATCGTTACTAAATCACTCATGTGTGAAACCTCTCTATTATTTAAGTTTCGTAGTTATATCATGCGACATCTTTAGTGTCAAGCCAATTGTCACCTATTTTTGCTTCTAAAAGTAAGGGAACATCAAACTTTATAGCAAAATGACTTTCTATTAATTGTTTTAATTCATTATTTATTTCCTTTATCAAATATATTACTTGTTTTATTTCTTCTGGGTGCACATCTAAGACCACAGAATCATGCACACTATTAACTATACAAGACTTTAATCTATCAAACTTCTTTTCCATATGCATTAGTACAAGAGGAACAATGTCAGCAGTAGCAAATGATTGTACAGGGTAGTTCTTAATTTGTGTAAAGTTAGTAACCTTACCATTAGGTAGTCTTCTTATATTGGGAAAGGAAAACTGCCTACCTGAAGGTGTAGTAATCATTCCCGTATTCATAGCTTCTGAAGCCAATCTGGTGTGCCATGATTTAATTCCTTGATACTTTTCTGTGAAGTGTTCGTAGTATCTAGCTTCAGCTTGTGTTCTACCAAAGCCTGTTGCTCCGTAGAGTGGTGCAAACGTATGTGCCTTCGCATCTTGCCTAGAAGTAGGTTGACCCGCATCTGTAATAACCTGAGACGTATATGAGTGAACATCAAATCCAGTAGTGACTTCTTCAATTGCAACTCCATCTTCTGATAAGTAGGCAGCAACTCTGAACTCTAACTGTGCAAAGTCAGCTTCAAGTATCTTGCCACCTTCCCATCGTGATATAAATACTTTCTTAACAGGAAATGTACCACCTCTAGGCATGTTCTGCATGTTAGGGTCAGCACCACTAAACCTACCTGTAGATGTCCTATGTTGTAGTAATCTTACATGCAACTTGCCATCAGGTTTAACATAGGTCTTAATGCCTTGTATAAAGGAAGACAAGTATGTATCAAGTGCTGATAATCTTTGTAAATCAGTTAGGAAGTTTAAAGCATCATCCATATGATTTTTTCTAGCTACTCCTCTTAGTAACTCTAGATTAGTTTTATTAACACTGAATCCATTAGCACTAATCCATTTAGAATTAGGTGCATTGAACTTTAATCCTGCTACCGTCTTACTAGGCATAAAAAGGTAGCCAGTATGATTACAATTAATACATTTGGTAGGCTTGGCAAAAGGATTTCCATCTTTTTTAAGTCTCCTTATATTACCTGTGCCATTACACTTAACACATTGTTCTGCTTCTGTTCTGTATATAATAGAAGAGTTAGTTTTTACATTTAACTTGTACTCCTTATCATTCATGTAAGGTGTGAAGTTATTACCCCACATAGATTTGTCATGAGGCTTTCTACTGTATATAACCCAAGACATCTGTTCTGGGCTATTGAGATTAATAGGTGTATCCCCCATTAGATTATGTACTTGTTTATTTAATCGCTTCTCAATGTCTTCTTTCTCTTTCTCAAATTCATCTCTAACCTCATCTAGCTTTTCCATGTCTACAGTAAAGCCAGTCTGATATATCTTTGCTAGTGTAATAGCTACACGATTGGTTAGTATGACCGTATTCATTAAACGTGAATACTCAATTGTATTTAACTTCTTGTATATAACATCAGATAGTTCTTGTGTTGCTTTTAAGTCAGCAGATAAATATTCTGATAGCTCTTCTTTAGGTATCTCATCAATAGGTACTTTATTCTTAAAGTAATCTTTCATAGTGTCTTGTTTCTTAGTGACTAAATCATATCTATTGCCACAAGCTTCAAGACTTAATGGTTCTTTGAGACCACGTTGTAGTATGTATTCACCTAACATGGTATCAAAGACTGCACCATCATAAGTTAATCCACATTCCCATAGCCATAGTAAATCATGTACTATGTTATGTCCTATAAGTACAGTAGCTTGGTCTAGTAGTTCTTGTACACCATCAAAGTTGTCTCTGAATAAATACTCTTTACCACTATCAGTTAAGCAACCAACCATAACAAGTTTGTTATCTGTCTCAAATGGGTCAAGGTGTAACTTGCCATCTCTATGAGTAACAGTATTTTCTACGTCAAGTGTTAGCTTCATGCTGTATACCTAGCAGTTTTATAATCAAGATTACAAGTAACAGTACCGTGCCAACCTGTCAACTTATTTTTGACAACACATAGATGTCTCTGAGGACCTTCCTCATCTTGACCCTCTAATGGTGGGTTCTTAGCAATCAATACCATCAAGTCAGCTTCAGCAGCTTTACCTGTTCTACTACCTTCCATCATAGCTTGATTCAATACAATCTTACCCTCTGCTTCAGCATTTAACTGTGACATATAAAACATAGCACAATTATGTGTCTTAGCTATTTGTCTAGCATAGATTGCATTAGCCTTCAATGCTTCATCAGGTCTAGAGAATCCACTAGTTCTAGCAAACTTATCTCCCATATCTAATACAACTACGTCTGGCTTAAATGTCTTGCATACACTCTCAACCCAAGCCATGTCACGATTAGATGCATCCTTTATGTCAATATGTTTACGTACTTGACTATACAACTCTTGTGCTTTCTGTGGATTATCTTTCACTTGATGCATTGTCATACCTGTAGCTGCCGTTAAGTATCTTGCACCAACTCTATGTGCAGATTCTTCATTACATAAGATAATACATTTAGCACCTTGATGAGCAAACCCTCCGGGGCTGGCAATCAAACTAGCATGAAAAGATGTCTTACCAGTATTTGGTCTAGCACCTACCTCAATCAGATGACCAGCATTTACTCCTTGTACAACACGAGTAAGACTAGGTATACCAAAGTTCCATCTAGCTTCTAAATCATTCTTAGATAGCAAGGCTTCAATGCTTATGTCTTCCCATTCTATGTTAAGGTTAGGTGTAAAATCATCGCCATACTGCTCCAGAATATTACGAAGAGGTTCAAGTGTTGATTGAGAACCATTGACATAGTCAAAACCAAGATTAGCAATGTCCTCACCCACCACTTGCTGAAACAGTTTAGATAAAACCTCTTGTGCAATATCTTCTCCCATTGGTTGTTCACGTTTGATGCCAGCAAATAGAGATGAGTATGCTTGCTTTTGAGCAGTTGTCATAGATGGATTGCTAGTCATAAACAATGCTTCAATCTCATCTGGTGTAACTGCTCGTTCGTAAGTTGTCATAGCACTATCTAATGCTTGCTTTATCTTCCTTACATCTTTACTGAATAATCTATCAGGGCATTTAGCACCTCGATGCTCCTCATAGAATTTCTTGTCCATTAAACTTCTTATTAGGGATAGTTCCATATTGTTACTCCTTTGGGGTTAGGAAATATAAATTATTTAAGTCTTCCTCATTTCTATATTTCAAATCGTCTTTTAGTCTAAGTACTTTTACATTTTTAACGTAGTTGCGTAACTCTTTTGCAAACTGCATTATCTTGTCTAGTGCGTCAGGGTCTAAGGCAATAATTGCTGTTGAGAACTGTGATAGATATTGCTTATGTGATTCTGATAAAGATGTTCCTAGCACAGCTATCCCCTTCCGTGTGTCAGAAGCAACCACAGCTGCACTAACACAATCCTCAACAACAATAGCAGTAGTACCATGTCCTTGAGAATAGGGCAAGTTGTTTTTTCCATATCTTTTCCACTTAGGTAATTTCTTACCTAGTGAACGACCTGCACCGTCAACAATCTTGTTGTTCTGTACAATAGGAAACACTGCTCTATTTTCTTTTACGTCATAGTACAAACTAAGTTTGTCAGCAGATAAACCCCACCTATCACACCAATTAGTAATTGCCTTACGATTACCATGTGGTACAATATGTTCCGGGAACTGAAACACTTCATTTTCATTTATCTGCTTATTCATAGCAGTGCGTATGTCATCTACAGTTAATGTAACACGAGAACTTCCTGATAAACTGCACGATATCTTGTAACAGTTCCACATTACTGAACCCATATTATTAGTTACTGTAAATGTCTTATAGCTATTACAGTTAGGACAATTTAATCTTTTAGATTCTCCTACACTTAACTGTAAGTCATTTATATAATTGTATATATTCACTTAAATGTCCACTTATATGTATATATAATATTAGCTGTTCGGCACTTGCCTTGTGCTTATATCAACGGATTTACGTATTGTCAATGCCTTTTTTGCACTAAGGTAAGTATTTTTCATATAGGGCATAACACTGTTAGGATTTGCGTGTCCTGTAACAGACATTATTTGACCCATAGAAACTCCTGCTTCAACCATCTCAGTTGTACCTGTTCTACGTAAGTCTGCCAATCGTAGCTCATTAGGTAAGCCTGCACCTAAGATAACCTTTCTAGAGACCTTAGATAGCCCATGAAGACTATATGGCTTGTATAACCCTCTAATCACGTTTGGCATGGGTGCAACATATTCTTGGAATCCGTAGTCTTCTTTCTGTTGTACAAGCATTGCAAGCAAATCTTCACTGATAGGAAGGTGTACTGTTGCCCTACGTTTTGATTGTTCAAGATGTAATACACCACTATTAAAATCTATATAATCAAACTTTAATAGTCGCATATCTCCTATTCGTTGACACCATTCATAAGCCATTTGTACAATTAAACCTATGTTCCTTGTCTTGAAATCAGAGTAACTATAATCTAAAATTATCTTGACTTGTTCTTGTGTCCACACAACCTTTCTAGATTGTGAAGACTTTCTTTTAAATGTAGAGAATGGGTTAGCTTGAACATAGTCCATTTCCATACCATATGAGTAGACTTTACGAGCCACAGAGCATATATGATTTGCCATAGAAATGCCACGTTCTAGCCACATTTCATAAGACCTCTTAGCTTTTGAGCCACTCATATTTTTTAAATATGTTATTGACAATGTCTTGCCATCTAATTTAGTACCTAACAGTACATTAATAAAGTATTGATAGTCTTGTTTAGATTTATCGGCTAACATATTGAAATCACTAGATAATAAATAGGCATCTACTAATCCTTTTATGGTTGGATTGTTTTGTACAGACACAATCTTAGATTCTTGTTGCAAAAATGCATCAACTAATTTGTTAAATTCATTAGCTTGCTTTTTTGCTATTGACAAATCAGAACCTAAGTTAGTACGAGATACAATGCGTTCATCAATATATCTAGCAGATGGATTATACCTGTAAAAAACTGTACCATCTCCATATTTCTGCTCCTGTAGATATCGTGGGAATTTATTCTTTTTCATAAATAACTCCCTATGCTGCAACTAATGCTTTAAACTTAGGGTTAGATATCCACTTAGCCACTTCATGCTCTCTCTTCCACATTGATTCAGACTTGGTATCATTCCCGGTTTCTCTAAGATTAAAACCATTTCTTTCATCAGCATAACTAGCATAGTTAGTAAATGCACTATACAAGCTAAACACATTAGAACCTCTAGTGTAAGCTTCTTGTGAATAAAGACTAGCCATCTTCATAGCCTTTTTATCTGAACCAATGATATCTTTTAGTATGTCATACACATTAACTAAGATAGGCATAGGACTTCTCGCCCAATGTTGTAGTCGTTCTGACTGTGCATAGAAGTCTTGCTTGGCATTTTTAAGCTCATCAATGAATCTATCCATACAGAAGTTAGATGTATTCTTTCTACGTATCTTGTCATGCTCACCACGTATCTGTCCATTGGTACAAAAGAAGTCAATCGAACCAAAGTATACCTGATTAGAACTAGACCCATCTACTGCGTGTAAAGCGATTATTCTCTCAGCAATAGTAGTCTCATGTTTATCCGTAGTTATAGTAGAAGTTACATTTGGTAATGTGATATCCAACATACTCCATGCATTATTATGAGCAGTGCGTGTTATGACCGTAGCATCTTTAAGTTCGTGAGGAGTTCTGTTCTCTTGTATAACCTCTCCTATACCTTTGAAGAACACAGGATGTGGTGCACAACTAAAACTGTTACCTACTACTCCTAGATACTCTCCAGTATTTTCATTGATAACATATTTCTTTTTGTTAAACTTAGTAGGTTCATACACTACATTAAAGTTTAATTCATCGTCAATATTTACAAAGTTATTGTCTTCTAAGATACCATCTAAAGGCATATTCATTCTCCATTTTTATTGTTTATATTAAAGTTATAGTTCTTATAGTATTTATTGTCAACTGATATTGTGTTGTACAGAGATGCTTACCAACACCCCTATACTCAGTAGCCACTTTTATCCATTACCAGAAGATTTCTTAATCCTATAAGGTCTCCACCTACTTTGATGGTGATGTTCACACTTAGGTAGCTCTAAGTCGAACACATCAGATAGAAAGTACTCTAATGCACATAGCTGCGTAACCTTGTGATAATCTAAAGGACAAGTATCTTGTACATCATTTACTATATCCTTTAAGTTATTCATTTCACTAAGTAATCTTTCTTTCTTCTCTTCAGTTAATTTGTCAATGATTGACATTTTTTTAGTTATAGTCATATTACTTCTCCAATTTTATTGATTTAGGTTTAAGGAACTTAGTCAAACAAGACCGACATAGCCTAGCCTTACGACCTAACCGTTTCATATTTTTCTCATTACAGTTAGGGCATATGTCATCTTTAGACTTTTTATTGTTCCATTTGATGTAGGCAGTAATGTTACTTAACATCTACATACACTCTTAAACATTTAGATTTATCCATAGGTTGACCCATCTCGTAACGTCTCCAACCCTCTGTCTTCTTAGTTTTCTCATCAAGATACTGACCACGAACTCTTAACTTGTAACTCTCCTTGTTGAGA